AGCAATGCCATTAAACCGCCAACAATTTGTTTTTCCATTAATCTTTGTATCCCCCACCAGCTTTTTTATAAGCTTGTGCTAACATCTGTGCTTTACGAGCAGACCACTGACCGGGCTTACCACCCTTACCACCAGCCTTAATACGTTCAAATAAACGCTTACGCATTGTAGGTTTAGTATAATTACCTGCTTTATTTACAGTTGACTTTTTTACAGTACCACCAGAAGAAAGGGTTCGACCCTTGCGAGTATACGAACCCTTACCTTTCTTTGGTTTAACAATCTTAGGACCAAACTGTTTTTCTTTTAAAGTTTTAGCCATAGGATTTTTTCTGGATTTACCAGCAGAAGAAAGAGCGATAGCTACTGCCTGACGTTGCGGCTTACCTTCTTTCTTCAGCTTTCGTATGTTCTTGCTAATTGTTTTAGCAGAACGTCCTTTTGCTAGTGGCATTGTAGAGTTCCTTATTTTTTAGGTGGTCTTCGTGCGGCTCCAAAACCTTTAACCTGTCTTGCACATCCACTATCAACCTTACCACCTTTTTTATATTTGGCAGCTTTTTTAGGATTCATTTTCTTTTGAACCTTTTCAGGCAGTTTAGAAAATCCTTTATATTTAGATGGAACCATCTTTCCACCAGCTTTTTTGTTTGTAGTTTTTTTACTCAAACGCTTTTTCTTTGCGGCTTCAAGCAAAGAACGTCCTTTAGCAATATTACCCTGTGTTCCTGCAATAGCTGCCTTACCAGCCTTAGAACCAGTACCACCATACATTATCATCAACGCTTTACGTTCTTCAGCACTTCCGGGGAAGATATTACCTTTAGGACCAAAGCCAGTATTTTTACCTGCAGTAAAGCTTGTGGTCTTTTTAGGTGCCTTCGGTGCTTCTGCTTTCCGTGGAGTTTTTCTGTCCTTATCTTTTGGCTTTGGCATAGGCGGTGTAACTTTAGCTTTTGGTTTAGTAGTAGAAGGTCCAGCTTTTGCCTGAGTACCGTCACCAAGCTTAGATGCTCCTAGCATACCTGCTGTTCCAATACCAGCAGCAGCAATCATTTTTTTAAGATTATCTAATTTTTTAGAACGTGCTGCAGTCTGCGCTGCTTTTGTTGAACCTGTTCTTGCTGCGTTACGTCCTGCTGCTGGGCGTGTAGCAACAGCTTTAGGAGTAATATTTATCATTCCCTTTTTGGGTTTAGCTTGAGAAACAACAATTGGCTCTGCTTGCTTTGCAACTGATGTTGTTTTAGGTGCAGCAGCAACCGCAGTTCCAGTCCTTGCTTTATTACGTCCACCAGAAGTAGGAGCAGTTGTTTTTGCTGGTACAACTGCACGTGATTGTGGAACACGTCTTGATGCTTGTCTACGTTTAGATACATCACGAGCAATCTGAGAGATTGGAGTTTTTCCACGTACAAGTGTACGACCAAGACCACCCATATCACTAAGTGCTGCACGTTCTGTAGCTGTTAAAGTACGTGGCATAGATATAGCTGCTTGACTTACAGGCTTTGCACCTGCAGAAACTGCTTTAGCTAGTTCTGTTGTATTTAAAGGTGATATACTTTTAATACTTCCATCAGGCATACGCATTCTAATAGTGCCTGTTACAGATTTCCCTTTAGAAATAGTATTTACAATATCATCAAGTATTGTAGAAAGTTTGTTTCTAGCCATTTTATTTCTTTCCTTTTTTCATAGCTTTTCCGTAACCACGCAAAGCCATGCCACATCCACGTGGTGATTTTGATTTTACTTTGCCACCTTCTTTAAGAAGTTTAATCATACCTTTATCAATAAGTTCTTTTTGAGTTAAAGATTTAGAACTTTTAGGTTTATATGGACCTTTTTTCATTAAAGCTTGGCGTTCTTTTTCTGTCAAAGGTTTACCACCACGTTTTGGTTTATATGGTCCTTTTTTAATCATACCACCTTCTTCAAACAAAGGAACACCAGCCTTTACAAGTTGTCCGGCAAGCATACCAAGATCACCCATAAAATCTATACCCATTGCTTCAAGTGGAACTGTTGCAGCGGCAAGACCTGTTTTACCGTAGCGTTTAAGTTTTGACATTCTTCCTGATTTTTTCTTAGCCATTATTTCATCGCCTTTCCATAACCACGAAGTGCTTTACCGCATCCACGTGGTGATCCAACCTTACCACCTTTTTTCTTACGTGTGGGAGTAAGAATAGTCATGCCACGTGTTTGACCGCCCATGAACGGTGACTGTTTCAAAATCTGATCTACATTAGCAGCTTTACCTGATTCGAGATTTTTCATTGCTTTGTTTAGGTTTGATGTTCTACGTGCTTCAATCTTTTTAGTAAAACGCTCTCCCGCAGATTTTGTCATCTTACCATCTTTAACAGCAGTAAGAACACGGTTTTTAGCTACGGCAGCTTTACTATTAATTTTTGAAGCTGCAGTTTTCTTTGCTTTTTCTGTAGACTTTTCTACGTACTTTGTAACTTTTTCTTTAGACTGTGGTTTAAGTTTAGTACGTTCTTTCTGAGCCTTACGCAATCCTGAAAGTGTGCTAGGAAAACCTTCACGCTTTGCACGTTCCATAATCTTACGAATAGATTGTTGAACTGTATTAAATTTAGTTCTACCTTGACCAATAATTTCATTAATTTGTGTTGAAGTAAGTTTTGGACCTTCAGCCCTTTTAATAAAATCAACTTTTTCTTGTTTACTCATATTATTGAAAGCATCAGCAATTGCTTCCTTACGTGCTTTACCACGTGGAAAAATTTCAAATTGTGCTAATCTATCAGGAGATGTTGAAGGTGCATCTGTTTTTTCATATGTATAACGTCTGCGCTTAGTAAGAAGTTCTTTAAACTTTCCTTGCTTTGCAAGATTTTCACCTTCGGGAGTAAGAGTAAGAACTTTAGATGGATAAATATCTCTTTCTCTACCTCTACGACTTAATTTATTTTCAATGTTAGATGCTTCAATTAAATTTCTACGTTCTGTACGTTGCTCTTTTGTAAGACCACTTAGATCTTTACGTTTTGTTCTTACACGTTTTGGTGCTGTAGCTTTAGCTTCTGCTTTAGCTGCTGCTGCGGCCTGTTGTTTTTTCAATGCACGTGTTTTTGCAGCACGTTGTGCTTTAGAAGGACGACCACGTTTTGGCTTTGTTACCTTGTCATCTTTAGCAACTTTTGGTGCAGCTTTCTTAGCAGTTTTCTTGGCAGCTTCTTTAGCACCTTTCTTAAAAGTTTGCTCAACTATCTTACCACCAATAATTGTAAATACAGTCATTATGTACTCCCTTGGGTAATCGGATTATCTGCACCTGCTGGACTTGCTGGTGCTTCCATGTCGTCACGTCTTGTTCTACGTGCTCTGTTTAGCAGTTCTATAATTGCAGTTTTATATCTTGCTTCAAAAAGCTGTACTGCATTGTAGTCTTTCATAAACATTAGTGCTTCTACCATACAAGCATTAAACAAAGCATCATAGCAATAATCACTAAAGTAATTAGTTTGAGTTGCCGATGTCAATGTTGTAGGTCTTTTTACATATGCAATTTCACCATCGAATGTGGAAACTGGTGTTGGCGCAATCAATACAGTTGTGTTATCTCTGCGTCCATAATATTGTGGTGTGCCTGTACTTGCACTTACAGGCCAGTAATCCCTAATGTATTCATCAGTTCTTTGCAGCAAATGGATACGTGTGCCGTTTGCCACCATATTAATATTTTTTAGAATTCGTGTACCAGAAGGCAGTGTGAGAATATTATTCCCAGCACTAATTGCAGCAGAAGTATAAACAACTAAACCGTAATCGTCCAGATCACGTGTTAGTCTTTCTTCAGCACGATTCGTAATCTTTGGCATGTACGCCAAAAATTCTGATCCATCGTTTTCAGTTGCGCCGATGATATCATCAACTAAGAAAGTGTAATTAGCCATAGAAAATTGTCACGGTTGCAGCAGAAGTAGGAGCGGAAACTTTAACAGAACCCACCATACGAACACCAAAATCTGGTATCATAATATCACCTGCATCACTTGCGGTTGTGCCTACAAATTTAATGTTGCTACCACGTGTATTACCATATTCATCTACTTGAGTACCAGTAATGGTAAAGGTTCCTACACCTGTATATACTACGCCTTTGATTCGTGTATCTGTAATTGTAGTGCTTGTTGCCGAATCTACAAAAGCACCGCTGCCCACTTGATGGGCTGTACGAATATTACTTGCCATTTTACGTTACCTATGTTTGTTAATTAGTTAGTTATGGTTCGTTATGTATATTATACAAAAAAAATGGGAAGGATGCAAAGACCCTTCCCAAGTTTTTTTCAGATTAGTGTAAACTAACCTTATGCGCCAGCAGAACCGTAGAAGGAACGCCAGTCAGACCAACCGAAGCTGTAACGCTCACGTGCCTTAAACCGAAGGTTGCCAGTGTCGAAGTCTGGCTCCATCTTCGTTTGCAGCGGAGCACGTACAAACATCTTGGCACCATTAGGACAATCTGTCTTAATGAACCAAGCGTCAGTGTCTGTAAAGCGGCGGTTTACAAAGAAACCACCCGGTACAAGACCCTGATTACGGATTGAGTTGATGTCATTGACGTTAGTTGCACCGTTAGCTGCGGTGGTTGGGTTAACGCCAATTGTGGTTGACATTGTGCTGTTCAGGATCTGATCAGCAGTAAACGCCAGATCTGAAGGGATGTGCAGCGATTTAGCTTGCAGACCAATCAGAATACCACGGTCATCTTTAGCCTTAGAAATTGAAATCAGTGCAGATTCCAGTGAAGCTTCTGAAAGGTCGCCAGTCAGAAGGTTCGACTGGTTGC